TTTCACCAATTGCCCGTCGATATAGAAGTGAAATTCTCTATCCCCGTTATGGTGTAACCGATGCGTGGTTCTATGATTAACGAACGTGTGCGAATTGCGGGATGACGAGCCAACGCGCACCTCAACCGCGCAGTCCTTTTCCGCTCCCCAGTCTTTGGACGATTTATATATACAAGCCTGTACCAAGTTCCAAATTGGATATTGTCTCATGATATACGCTCCCGCTCTGTAGGCATTTCTATAGAGTCATGCTCGAATGTATTACAAGCTATTGAATGCAAACCGTAAAACTTAGCGGCTTGCGCGATAAATGGAAACCGTTTGATAATGATCCCCCGATTGAAATCGTCACACTCTCCAAAAGCACGGTGTAGAGTCCGCAACCCGTCCTCAATTAACCAATGCCGAGTACTTGCAATGTTCGCGTCATTAAACGCTTCTTTAATGGTTTGCTTTGCCATTTTGTATCCCCTTTAGTTGACGGCCGATATTAGCCAGTAGTGAGAATAAACAGAATATGCGAGAAACGCAATAAAAAGACCGGCGGGATCGCTCCGGCCGGCCTTGAATTTCTGGATTAATTAAACGCTATCAAACGTTAACCGAATGTCGCCGTCGTTTATCATATCGCGCACCACGTCCCGAACAGCCGAATCGAAAGCACCATCACCCACGGCCTCGCTGATCCGTTCGTCAACATCATCCCCAACCACAAACTCGGAACGCTCAAAAGCCTGTTCGATCTGGGACTCAATTTCGGACTCGATGCGGTCTAGACCATCGGACTCGATGCGGTCAGTGACAATCGAGTCCACGGCGTTCTCAAAAGCATCACCGTTCACTATGTCCCCCATCGCTTCTTCCAGCATTGACGTAAAAGCCGACAGTATTTCAGGCTCAATCAATGCATATATACCCGCCGTGACGTTCTGATTTTTTTCGAGGTACTCGTCGGCGCGTTTCCGCTCCCGTTCAGCCTCGATCTCAACCACGCGCAATTTGTTCTGAAGCTTGTCCAGTTCAGCGCGAAGATCGTCCGGCGTAAACTCGGCCTTTCCGAGCAATTCAACGTTATCCACGTTATCCACGTTGGTCTCAGTGTTTTGGTTTAAATCAGTCATGTTAAATACTCCCGTAGTTAAGGCCGTTATTGGCCAGTGCTTAGTATGCGATAAAAGCAATAAGTAATGCAATAAAAAAAGCCGGCTCTCGGCCGGCTCTCTGGTTAGCTATGCTTCCTTTGGCGGTTCAGGGTAGCTATGCTTCCTTTGGCGGTTCAGGGTAGGGCATCCAATGAGTCACGAACTCATGGTTGATTCCAACTTCTATGTCGTCAAGGTCATCGTAATAACACCACTTAAAATCTGAGAACCCTACGTACTGACCCTTTTCGTTCCACTCAGGACACCTTGTAAAAAAATAGTCACCACTACAATATGGTGCTTCATCAGGTCTATGAAGTACCACTAGGCAATCGCCATAGCATTCATGAAAATCCCCTTCGACGCATCGATCCCCTTCGGTTTTAGGCAAACGATCTGAACATTTAATCCATTCCATTTTAAACTCCCGTAGTTATGAAATGAATTGACAATATCGCATAGCTATTTCTAGCGGTCAATAAAAAAGCCGGCGGGATGACCCCGGCCGGCTTGTATTAGTCGCAATGATTACGCGGCGACTTTATCCAACAATTTACCCGCACGTCGCTCAATGTCGATCCGGTTATCCTGATGCGGAATATCGCGAGCAATTGCGGTAATTGCTTGAGCCGCGTCCCATACCGATTCAACCGGCCGGCCTTCCTCTTTTTCGTGGCGTTGCATAGCGGCCTTAGCCATGCGCTGAGAAAGCCCCGCACGTTTGGTTAGAAAGTCTAGTCTATCGTCGTCAGTCTTGGCGACATTAGCCGACTTGGCTTTCTCAACACCCTCGACAAATGTAGCCGTTGCACCCGTGGCAAATGACTGCAATGCCGGGCGCGCCTCGATAGCGAACCGATCCGGTGCGAACTTCGTGTGACGAATCTTAATTTCGTGGAAATTCTCAACGCCCCACAAATTACGATTCATACACACGCCGCGAAGGTACATCGCCGCGACGCCGGCCGTCTTGCTACCGGTCTCGGAGTTCCACGCATAGAAGCCTCGGAACATTAGATCAGGCTCGCCATTGGGTAGTTTGCCGACTTCGATGGGGTTGAGGTCATCAACCAAGAAAACAAAGATGTCTCTATCACTGGCGAACAGTGTCGTCGTATCTTTGGTGACCGGCACATGCGGGTCATAAACCGCCATGCCATTCTCGGCTCGGCTAACCATCATACCGGGGACTTTCCAACGTCCCCCGCTGGCGTCAACCAGATCTTTGATAGGCTTTAAGATCTCATGGTCATAAATGCGGCCGTAGTCCGCACCCGTCGCGGCTCGCAGTTCACCCGAATCACCTCGGCTATACACCTTAACCAAATCGCGGGATCGGTTATGTTGCAAACCCCATTGAAGACAATCCGCAACCATCGGAGCGGGTAAGTCTTTGAGGTAACCGGCCGGCGCTCCTGCCAACTGAGATAGCTGACCAAATGACCAGTTAGTAGGCATGTTCTCGCCCTCGATCCCGTTCTCATCACGGTACTCGATAAAGACGTCACCCCTCGATGGATTGTCGGCATCAACAGTCCCGACGATATTCATCTTATGAGTATCGACGATGCGAGACTTCATCTGACCGGCGTCAAGCTTCTTGTGAGCCAACATATCATCCAGTGAAAGGAACCGCTCATCATCAGGGCGGTTAAACCAGTTAGATGAAACAGCAGAGTTGCCGATGCCATGTGCAAAGGCGTTAGTTTGATAAGTCGTCATAATCGTTTCTCCCGTAGTTATGACTGAGCGAAATTGCTCACTGGTAATAATCCGATAAAACGCAACACAATGCAAGTAATTTTTTACAAAATAAAAAGGCCGGTCAGGTTGCCCCAACCGGCCTTGGTTTAAGCACCGCTCAATTGGGCTTTTTCTACCGGACACCTCGCCCCAGATTTTCTGGGATTTTCAACTGTCGGTTTCCACTTTTTAAGAAACCTGTTTAGTTGTCGGAGTTCACGGCGGGCAATTTTTTGTTCTTCCTCACCATGTTCGCCCTCAAGCATTTCACGATGAATCCAACAGTCGCCCTGATCCAGATATTTGTTCTGGACATACATTGCCTCACTGACAATGTCCCAATCGGTGTAATCGTCCACTTCACAATCATCGTCAATGGCGATGACCTCAGAGAGTTGATACCAAAGTTCGTAAACTTTCATAGCGTCGCGAACGATCTCACGATGTTGTTGGTTAGCCATAGCTAAACCTCCCGTAGTTGATTGTTAAATATCTGCCTCGGGGGCTTCCCGAAGATGACTTAGATTTCCAAGTCATGTGGTCATTATCGCATACTCGAATCGGGTTGTCAAGTTAATTTTTTAAAAAGTTATTTGGGGTTGCTCATAAAAAAGCCCCGACTGGCGGGGCTTTGTAGTTATCTGCGTTTTTTAGGTTTCACACTTTTTCGTTGCCGTTTGGTGGCTTTTTCCCAAGCATCGTCCCCATAAAAAAGTTTCGCTAACCATTCAATCAAAAACATCAATCCCCCTCAACGTAACTCATGTTAAAGCCCAATTTTTTACAAGTATTAGTGACGCCCTCGGGCAGTTCAAAGACGCCGTCATAGTCAACCAGAACGACGCCGTCAAACCACAGACCGCCGCTCCCCCCTTCATCGCCTAACGTGGCGTGTTCAAAACCAATCGGCATACCCCGTTCATCGAGATAAACCGTCCAGTCATTACACGTCACGTAACGATTCAATACACCCTCATGGACTTTCATATCACCCCCGTAGTTGTTGACCAACCCGTTAACTTACTCTGTAACAAACGCCACGGTTCAACGTCCTCTTTGTCCATACGTTCATTGCTAGTAAAAGAAATCAAGACTAAAGAGCAAAGAGTCTTTTCATCCTCAGTTAACTCTTTTTCATGGTCATGCAACAGGGTCATTGCATCTTGGTAATCAAATTTATTCATAGCCGTTTACTCCCGTAGTTGTTAGCTAACTTGCATAGTATGCGACTAATGCGAACAAATCAAGTCCCAAAGTGATTTCCAGTCAAACGGATTACTTAAACGGATTACAGGATTGACTTTAGATATGCCTTCCGTTTTTAAGTCAAGAGCGTCGTATCCACGATACAGAAATATTTCTGGTTCAGATGTACGGGGTTGTCTCTTAACAAGCACCCAAGTTGAAGCGTGGCTATGAATATTAAGAAAGGCCACTTGGTGTGGCCGTAGATCGACAGTGTTTCTTTTGGTCACCTTCAACTCGATCAGGTGTAATGCCCCTTGTTCATCACAAACTAAAAGATCGGGTATCCCTGCGGTCAACCACGTTTCTAATCGAGTTAATATTAATTTGCGGTCAAGCTTTTTCGCTCCGTCCCGAACCTGCTTGTAAAAGTTGCTCTCTGTCGTGTTCGTTTTCTTCTTGGTCGCTTCTTCCCATGGGAGTAACGTCGATGATGTTTGACTCATAAGTATCTCTCAATTCGTCCAAGGCTTTCATAACTTCTTCTTTGCTCATCTGGTCAATCGAGCCATGACGTATCTCAGATTTACTGACATAAATATCGCCTTGAGCCTGACCTCGACGATACTCGGCCTGAACTGCGGCAGAGTAAGCCCCGTTTTGAATAGCTAAGTCCCGAATGTTTTGTAGATCCCGAACATGACGCTGATAAGTAATGCCGTATTTAGCGTCCAATTCATCTCGATAGGATTTGATTGCCGCCACAATATGCGGACAAATCAAGGGGTTTGTCATTTCATACGCTCTGGTATGTGCGCTTGAAGGTGGAAATCCCGCATTGATAGCGGCTTCTCTCATGGTTATCTGACCGTCATTGCTGACAAGCTCCTTAACAAATAGCTCCTGACGGCGCGTGAGTTTTTTATTTCTTAGCTTGTTCAGCTTGTCTTTGTCCGCAACGGCGTTTCGTTTAGTTCTAGGCATTCAAATCTCCGATAGTTAAAGGCAGTATCGGAGATAAAATATAATCCCTTTTCTTATATAGAGCAAAATTCAAAAAATATTTTTTTGACCAAGACCCCCCGCTAACGCACTTTTAATTCTTTGGTTACATATTTATGGTTACATGGTGTAACGGTTTATGTAACTGCTGAAAGTATTGATACATATAGTATAGAGCGATTTGGTTACACGGTTACACCGGTTACGGGTATTTTTTGTAAAAATATTTTTTCTAATTTTCCGGCTATATAAGTAACGTGCGTTTTTTGTAACCCAAAAAAGAAAAGCCCCGTGAGCCGTGGCCTACGGAGCCTGATCCTTTGTTACGCAATCTGTAACGGTTACACCGCGTTCTGTTTTTCCTAACCTGCTTTTTTATTTACAAGATGATAGTCGTGAATAATTGTTCCCAACTTGGCATCACCTGCCCAGTATGGTTGAACCCATTTACGCTTGATTAACCCACTCTTATAGTGGATTGTTCGCCAGTGACCACGTCTTAAGTGTTTACGCTGACGGGTTATGCACTGTTTGAATATCTTTCCATACAGCTTGACCCCTTCATCTTTAGGTAAGTTGATCTCGACAACCTTTACCTCGTTAATGGGCTCGTGCAATACCAAAGGCTTTTCGATATCGTCGTTGTCCACGATTTCTATGTCGCGCTCTACTTCGCGTTGATAGTTCAGTAGACCAAGAACTGCAATTACGAAACGTAGGTCCATGGCCCATAGATTTCCATCTAGCCATTTGCTATCTCTGGCTACATCAGGGTGTCTAAAATAATTTATGTAATCTGCCTGCCAGTTATTGTTATATCGATCCCCTATAAGTGGAGCAAACAAATGCTGACAAAAACCAAATCGTGAAAAAAGACCGTTCAGAAAAGCTTTTTGAGCTTTTTTATTGGAGTAATAATCGACATATTCTTGTGTTAATATTTGTGTACCGTTCTTTTCTACCGTGTATTTTTGGTAGTCTTCCCTCGACGTGGGTTTTCCGGTAATGGGGTCGGTCAGCAATTCTTCAGTAAGCTTTGTTTCTTCTTCACCATAGGAAAAAATAGCTCCACATCTGGGTGCTAAAAGTGTTTGCTCATCTGACTCAGGACGGTGCATAAATTTATAAAGCTCAAACCAATCACTTTCAAAACCCATTCGTGGGGGAACGCGAACCATAGGAGTCCATCCTCGGTTGGCTCTTTGGCGTTTCTCTTCAGCCAGTTCTTTTGGACTGAGTCGTCTAACGTCAAACTGGTTAAGATTTTTCCATCCAACTTTCTGTATTAAATAACCAAATCGTACTCCCTTTAGTTCCGCACTAAACCCCGGATCCCACTCAATCCACATCGAATCAAATGCAGGAATGCCTGTCATGAACGCATTCAATAAATCTTTTGGCGGCATCTCACAGGCCTCTATAGCGTGTTCGATCAGGCTTTGCCCAATATTTATCTTGGTTGCGTTTTGAAAAATGTTATGTGTTTCTCTGAGG